TGATGCAGACTTAACCAATGAGTCAGCAGAGGTGCAAGCAATCGCAACAGCAGTGTTTACCGACACTGTGAAAGCAAACTACCAGACCTTTTTAGATAATCAGGAGTAATCATGGAACTTACTATTGCACAACTTGAACGTACACTCCCGTCCGGTGTTGTGTATAACATTCACTACCGCTTTGATCTAGTCGATGGTGACTACTCAAAGGGAGCCTATGGCACTGTATCGGTCACTGGCGATCCTGCGGCTGATGGCTTCATTGCTTTTGATGAACTCACTGAAGAAACAGTGAAGGCTTGGGTAATCAACGCCCTAGGTGGTCAGGAGAAAGTCGATGAGATTGAGGCGGCACTGCAAGCCAAGATCGAGGAAGATAAGAATCCGACATCTGCTGTTGGTGTACCGTGGGCATCAGAAGCGCAATAACGCTATAATTACGAAAACCAACTTGATAGGAATCAATCGTGGAAATTCAGACTATTTTCAATGCTGTTTTTGGTGCGGTTTTAATGCTGTCAGGTTGGATACTGCGTACTATTTGGGACGCAGTGAATGATCTAAAAAAAGACCTTCAAGACTTAGAGCGCAATCTTCCTGATACGTATGTTAGACGCGATGATTACCGTGATGACATGACAGAAGTTAAAGATATGCTCAAAGCGATATTCAATAAGCTCGATAACAAGGCAGACAAGTGATCGATCCGCTTACTGCGCTTGCCACATTTAATGCGGCTTGTGCAGTAGTCAAAGAAGCCAAAGAACACGCAGGAGATATTACTGCGATGTTTAAAGGCATCGGTCAGATGATGTCAGCCAAACAAGACATTGAGAAAGCGGTCAAAGACAATCCTGGTAAATCTGATTTGGAACTGTACGCTGCACACGCACAAATGGTTGAGCAGTGGGAAAATATAAAAACAGAACTGAAATGGTCAGGTCACTGGGATAAATATCTCCAGTTTTGTGCAGATCGTAGAGAAGCCGAAAAACAACAACGAATAGCAGAGATTAGAGCCAAAAATGAAAAGGCTAGGAAGATCAAAGAAATAGCGTTAGCATTAACGATAGTTGTAGGAACATTGACTGCAATCGGCATCGTGGTCTGGTTTTTTTGGCTGATTAAAAACAAAGGAGCAATCTAAATGTCTCAATTCATGGATATGATCCGCCTACCTAATTACGGACTTGGTATTGCGAAAGGCCAGTTTGATAATGTGACTTCAATTCATAAATTCGGTGCTGTCCCTGCCATGTCTCAGAACCAGACAGGTACGATCTGGGATGTCAATGACACGAATTACCCTTGGTCAACATGGGATACAGCAGGAACAGTGTCAATTCCTGCCGTAAACGCATCAGATAACGGCAAGAGCCTTGTTCTGGTCGGATTAGATAGCGACTATGCGGAAATAGAAGAAACCGTCACTGTGAGCAGTTCTGGGGCTACTGCGTCAACCAGTTCATTCAAGCGATTATTCCGCGCATATATTACGAATGGCTCTGCTACAAATGTAGGCGATATCGTTATACAAAAAGGTGGCACTACGGTAGCTACAATCAAAGCAGGTAAAGCGCAGACTCTCATGGCTGTTTATACAATCCCTGCGGGCAAGATCGGCTACTTGATGAAAGGCGTGGCAACGTGCCAATCCGGTGCTGATGCGACTGGCGATATGTTTATCAGATACTTTGGTCAGGATTCATTTAGAGTCGGTCATTCATTTGAGGTAGCGGGTACTGGTGGTAAGTATGAATATGACTTCACTGTGCCAGTAAAGATTCCTGCGAAATCGGATATTGATGTCAGGGCAAAGGTGCGTTCTAACAATGCGCGTATTACTGCTGCATTTGACATTATCTTGGACGAGGATAATTAGGAGATGCTATGTGGATCATCTACGGAATTATCACGATTGCTCTACAACCTGGTGTCTTGCAGATCGTAGAACGTAAAGAGTACAACGATCCACAAGATTGCTTCAGAGATGCGATGGTTATCATGGCTGATGCTGACGATCCTAGAGGCATGGCCTGTGTTCCAATACCACAACAAGGAAAATGACAGATGCTTGGATTAGTCACAGCTATCACGAACTTGGCAGGTACATGGGTCAGTGCCAAGGCGGAATCAACCAAGGCCACCGCAGAGGCCAAAGCCACCGCACTGAAAACAGCAGCGCAATCGACTGCGGATTGGGAACGCATCATGGCGGAAGCATCCAAGAATTCATGGAAAGACGAGTGGCTGACGATAGTGTTCTCAATACCTCTGATCTTAGTCTTTATTCCAAGCATGGTTCCACATATACAACAAGGTTTCGATGCCTTGGCAACTTTGCCGACTTGGTATCATGAAATCTTAATGGTGATCGTGTTAGCGTCATTTGGCGTTAAGGCCGGAAAAGGCATCATGGAAATGGTGAAGAAATGAGTTGGGAATCACCATATTTCACAAGCGAGGAAATGAAATGCTCGCATACTGGATTGGAAAAGATGGACGCAAGGTTTATGGAGATGCTGACAGAACTCCGTGTAGCCTATGCCAAACCTATGCGCGTGACATCGGCATACAGGGACGCAACTCATCCCATCGAGGCAAAAAAGGACAAGCCAGGCGCACACAGCACTGGCAAGGCTGCCGATATTGCGGTGGAACGTGGTGAAGCATACGAAGTATTAAAAATTGCACTAGAGATAGGATTTACGGGTATCGGTGTAGCGCAGAAAGGATCGGGGCGGTTTCTGCATTTAGATATTTGTGAACCTGAAGATGGAATGATTCGCCCGACAGTCTGGAGTTATTGAAGGAGCGAACACAATGGGGTCACCTACCAAACTTGATCCACGCCTATTAGAATTTTGTCGAACGGAACAGCAGAGACAGAAGTTAGAAGCTGTCATCGAATTCGGTTCTGCGACACAAGCGGCTAAAGCACTTGATATGCACCATAGTTCAATTTGCAATGCTGTTGACAGAGTTAAGAGATACGCAGAGCAACGTGGTTATTCACCAGAACACGATCTCACTCATGTCCTACCTGAAACACTAAAACTCAGAGGCACATCAACTCTGTATCATGCTGAGAAAGGCATGATGATGCAGTGGGTCAAAACTCGCGCTGATGAAGAAGCACAAGCACGAGCAGTATTAGAAGGAATTAAAGATGCTTTACGGGATTATCGAGGCATTTCAGAAAGAGTGCATCACATTGGGTTCAGCGAAAAGGACTGTCTCGCGGCATATGTTATGGGCGATGCTCATTTTGGACTGTACACGGATAAAGATGAAACTCAGATTGCTGATTTTGATTCGGAAATTGCATATCGCATTATGCAAGGTGCTGTCGATTATCTGGTTAATTCTGCACCACCAACGCAAGAAGCACTGTTTGTTAATGTGGGCGATGCTCTGCACATCGATAACCGCACAAATAAAACGCCTCAATCGGGCCATCTCCTAGACGCTGATTCACGGTATTACCGGATCATCAAAGTCTTTGTCTGGTCAATGATCCATGCCATTCGCAGAATGTTGGAAAAGCATGAGACTGTGACAGTTATCAATGCCGCAGGTAACCATGACCAGGATTCAACGCATTGGATTCAATTAGCATTAAGTCTGTATTTCGAGAATGAGGATCGCGTCAATGTGATCGTTGATCCTGCCAAATATCATTCCTATGTGTTTGGAAAAGTTCTGATCGGTGTCACGCATGGCGATGGTGTCAAGATGGAATCATTACCTAACGTCATGGCTTCTCTATGGCCTCAAGACTGGGGCAATTCAGTCTATCGTCATTGGCTGACAGGACATATCCACCATCAGGTCTTGAAAGAGTTCAACGGCTGTAAAGTGGAGTCATTCAATACACTCGCTCCATCAGATGCGTGGGCTGCATCACACGCTTATTTTGCCGCCAGAGAAATGCACTCAATGATCTTTAATAAGGATCATGGATTGGTTGCGAGAAACATTTGTCCAGTTGGGCTTGCCCACTCTTAGGATAAATTGTTATAAATGCACCTGAGATTCCCTTATCTCACTTCCGACTACCCCCATTCAGGCCACAAGGATCGTGGCCTTTTTTTATTCGACTAAAGTATTAGTGTTTAACCTTTGCAACAAAAAAACATAAGACTTAATATAGTGGTGTTCATTACATAGGAGCGATGATATGAACCAATCTGAATCTATTGCAAAGTTGTCTGCTGCTTTAGTTAAAGCACAGGCTGAAATGTCTGGTGCAGTGAAAGACTCTGCAAATCCGTACTTCAAGTCCCGATATGCCGATCTGGAATCGGTTATCAACGCAATCAAAGAGCCGTTCGCAAAATACGGTCTGGCGTACACACAATTCCCTATCAATGACGATAAAGGCGTTGGCGTAGTTACACGCTTGATGCACGAGTCTGGCGAATGGATTGAATGTGGTTACACGTTGCCTTTGGGCTTCGTTAAAAAAGACGGTGTAGTTGAACCAAGACTTGATCCTCAATCAGCAGGATCGGCTATCACATATGCCCGTAGATATGCACTTCAGGCAATGGCAGGAATCCCTGCTGTTGATGACGATGCAGAAGGTGCTATGGGACGCACACAGAAGCCCGTAGTCGGCAAAATAACACGCAAGCAAGCGCAGACCCTACACGAGCTATTATCATCGACTGAGGCCGATGTCAGTAAGTTCTGCGCGGTGTTTAATTGTAGCGATGTAGACTCGATGGAGGCAAGTTACTATGACAAGGCACTCGCAATGCTTCAGAAGAAGGCTGCAAATCATGCTAAGTGATGTATCAACAGCAATTCTCTTTATGGAGTTGCATCGCAGACTGGCTAGCCATTCGGTTGGTCAGTCCGTGGATCAGTTCTTTGCTGACGTAGAGCAAGCAAGCCCAAAGACCTTCAGTAAGGTAGATATTGCTTTGCATGATGCGTTTATTGCTCATGCACAAGTCGTTTTACAGAGGATCGCAGACAATGAAAATACTTGATTTAGAGCAAGGCACACATGAGTGGTTACAGGCTCGATTAGGCTGTCCTAGCGGTTCTGGGTTCGCAAAATTGATAACTTCCAGTGGTACACCATCATCATCTGCTGAGACGTACATCAATCAGTTGATCGCAGAATGTATCACTGGCGAATCTACGTTTGTGCAGAAAACCGAATGGATGGAACGTGGCAATGAATTAGAACCGATTGCTCGCATGAACTACGAACTGGAGACAGATAATGAAGTCACTGAAGTTGGGTTCTGTATGCACGACACTCTTAGATGCGGTGTGTCACCTGATGGATTGGTTGGTGATGCAGGTGGGCTTGAGATTAAATGCCCTGCTCCATCAACTCATGTTAAGTATCTACGGAAAGGAACACTACCGGCAGAGTATAAAGCTCAAGTCATGGGCTGCTTATGGATTACACAGCGAGAATGGTGGGACTTCCTATCGTATCATCCGCAAATGCCAAATCTGCTGATCCGTGTTCATCGTGATGAAGAATATATCAACCAACTTGAACGCCTGGTGACTCATGCTTGCCAGATAATCGAGAAAGAAGTGGCTGACATAAAGGAGCGACTATGACGCAACAAGGTGCAGAACACATCATTGAAGTATTGCAGGAGATCAGGAAGCGGCTGATTAAGTCACCGCCTGATCCGATGCTAATGGAACGATTGCAGGAATGTATCGTTCTTTGTCGAGAAGAAGTGGTTCGTAAAAAGGAGAAAGCTAGTGAATCAGTATGATAACAATCTGCGTGGCGCACTGTTTAAGAACAACAAGCGCACAGATGAAAGACAGCCTGAATACACGGGTAACTGTGAGATCAACGGGCAAGAGTTCTGGGTTAGTGCTTGGGTTAAAGAATCTAAGAACGGCCAGAAGTTCTTCTCAATGGCTTACACGCCTAAAGATCAGAATGTAGTGCAATCTGCACCACAAGCTATAACGCCAGACGTTACAACGGTGAATGATTCCATTCCTTTCTAGTCATAAAAAAGCCCCCAATCGGGGGCTACCTCTGGAGCGATAGAGGTGTGGCTAGTATAGCATTGAGGCTTACGATGGATAAGACTTCATACAAGCTAACTGAAGAAGATGTTGAAAACATTTGCCAGTTGTTAGCAGAACAGGAACGACTCAAGACGGAATGGCGTAAGGTATCGAACCCATCCATAGCGGATCAATTCGGTGTTACGACTTCCACGATTGAGTACATTAAGCGAAACAAACTTAGGAAATACGCAAAATGACGAACGTCTTTCATGGGCATTTCAAGCAGAATCACCTGCAAGAACTCGCACTGGATATTTTGGACTGCATCAACGAAATGGGCGCAGAACGTAGCTTGTCTGTACCTGAGACGCTTGGTGTTTTGGAACTGGTCAAAGTCCAGATTATCGATGACGCAAAAGCAGTGGAGTACGAAGAAGATGAGTAAGAACTTTCATGAGTTGGATAAGATTAAACGTCATATCCGCATGGCCGATCTGAAGTTATCAATCGGTCATAACAAAGAATGTAAGGCAGAGCTAAACGCTGCTGTGAAGTTGTTAAACGCAATCGAGAAGCCGAAAAATGATAAGACTGTATCGAGTGACGTATCAGAATAGTCTGATCGGTGTGTTTAGGGCATATAGCGAGAATGATGCTGTGACTCAGGCTTATATGAAGCATGGCAGTGCAAGTCGCTATACGGGCAAATCAAAAGATCAGTTCATTGCAGAGGTGATGTAATGGCAAACATGACAAAGCGAGTGAGCCTGGTCGGTAAAGGCGACAGACCACGCAAAGTAGATCAAAAGAAATTCGGAGATAACTTTGACAAGATATTCAATCGAAAAGCCGAACAACCATTGGAAACACCACTGGAAAAGAAAGATTGAACCTGAGGATGTGGCCTTGATTCATGCATTGCGTGATGAAGGGCTACAACTGCAAGAGATCGCAGATAAGTTTGAGATAACCAAGTCTCACGTTTGCAAGATTGTGAACATGAAAACATGGACGCATATATGTTGCTTATCGTGTGAATGATGCAAAAAAGCATCATAAGTGTATACATAAGCAACATATGAGCTTCTATGTGTCGAATTCGAGACAAATTTCGTACATATATTCATCCGCAGAAAAATGTGGAATGTAACACTATTACGCGCATAAAAATGGAAACATATTCATAGAAATACTATGCAAAAGGGGCGATATGAAAGATTCGGAAAAGTTTGTCATCACGCATGAAGGCGCACTGGATAACGCCTATCAAGTGATGAAGCATATGCTGTCTGAGAATGGATGGCTCAAGATCGAATGCAAGGCAGGAAATAGGACGTTAAGCCAGAACGCTTTATATTGGGTATGGATTGCTCAGATCACGGATGAACTAAATAGACGTAATAAGTCAGACTTTACGACTGATGAAATCCATATGCGTATGAAGCACGATTTCCTTGGCTACGATGATCCTAAGACCATTGGATCGTCAGAAATACCTGCTCAACTGAAGTCCACAGCAAAATTATCAAAAGGTGATATGTTTGCGTACATGGAACGGATTGATATGTTTTGGGCTGAAAGAGGTGTGCTGTTGATTACTCCAGATGACTCTGTGTATTCGCAACTGAAGGCAAATAATGAAGGCCGTTAATAGACGATGCTCTAACTGTCGTAAGAAAGTCCACGCAGAGTTAGCCCTTACTTCTGATTTAAAGGCTTTTTGTACGTATGAATGTCTGAAAGAGTTCACGCAGAAGAACGCAGACAAGCTAGCCGACAAGACCAGGCGCGAGAAACGCCAAGAGGATCGCGTTAAGAAAGAGAAGCTGAAAACTAAAGGCCAGTGGACTAAAGAGGCGCAAGCAGCAATCAATGCCTATGTACGTTGGCGTGACAGGAACAAAGACTGCATCTCATGTGGACGCAACCTTAAAAGCGAATCGCTAGGTGGTGGCTATGACGCAGGGCATTACAGATCGCGTGGAAGCGCACCACATCTTAGGTTTCGGTTGGATAATATTTTCGGCCAATGCAAGCACTGTAACCGTTATCTATCAGGAAACATTGATAAGATGCGTGTGGGTATCGTGTGGCGTTATGGGCAAGAGTTCTTGGATCGTATTGAGACAGATAAAACACCAAAGAATTACAGCATTGATGATCTCAAACGCATCAAAAGCATCTTCACAAAAAAACTTAGACTAAGGTCTAATAGGACATCATAATCTTACTGTTTAAGATATTGGCATAACAGACAGGATGACTTTATGGCAATCAAACAATCTATCCTCTTAACCTCGATGGACGATTTCATCACTTGCGAGGAACATATTTGTATCTGGGAATACTACCCTGCGTCTTATACTGAGCCAGAAGAATTGTCGCTGATCTCAGTTGATGGCATGGGTAAAGAAGTCTGTGCCAAGGATTTATGGAAGGCAGCAGAAAGCGAATATCCAGAAAAATTAACTGATTTGGAGTATGACGGATGAGCTATGACTTTGAAGCAGAGATGGTTTGTAACGAATGTGATTATAGGTTTTTCATGGACTTAGACGAGAAACCTAGTTGTCCAAGATGCAAAGGTGTCAAAGTCATCGAAGTAGAAGTTGACGAATCAGACCCAGAAGCGTAGATTAAAAAATGTGCCGGACGGATGTTGCAAGCATCCTAGCGAACCGGACTGAAGATCAGGAGAAAAGACCCGTGACCGCACTCCGGCACAGGGTTCATTGTAGCGAATCCGCTACATTTCTCAAGACTTTAGTCCCCGTCCGTTGAAACTGTCTCAGTGTGCAGTAGCGCATAAAAGCACGATTGCAACCCAACCTTTGAGGACGGGACAAACAGCGTTAGAGGTGATCCGCCTACGGGCAGGGACGGTTGAGCTACCGAGTCGAGATACCCACGACTAAAAGCACTGCTGATTACTGAGGTTGCATGGACGATAGCGTATCGGATGGACAGGGATCACCCTACGTCCTCTAAATGACAACTATGGCCGGAATAAATGTGGGAAGTTGATCCAAGAAAATATGTCGGTGTTACTAAAGCCGATGAACAGAACGAACAAGATGTCATCACTGCGTTTTGTCGATGGGCTAAGTGCGATTATTTCAAACTTGCTGATCGGGAAAGGATCGATTACGCGCTGTACAGGATCGGAGAAGATAACAGAAAACACGTTGTTGCTCTGGCTGAAGTTAAATGCAGGTATAACCATGATTTCTATCGATTCCAAGACCTGGTCCTTTCATTACATAAGCGAGCGCATTGCGTCATGTATGCGGATGCGGCAGGTGGTATACCAGTTTATTTCTTGAGTAGGCATAATGAAGGAATTTTCTACGTTGAAATGCGAGAAGAAATATCAGATTGCAGAATTATAAAAGACCCAAGAATGCGAGATGAATCTGATGAAACAGTTGGTGTGATCTGGAAAGGATCGTGCATTAAGAAGCTAGCAACAGAATGATGAGAAAATGGAGCGATAATGAATGAAGAACTCAAAACAATGCACCTCTTTGCCGGAGCAGGTGGTGGAATCCTCGCAGACCTCATTTTGGGACACAGACCAATCGTTGCTGTCGAGTGGGACAAATACGCTTGCGAAGTCCTTAGAGCCAGAGTCTCAGACGGATGGTTTGACGGAATGTCAGTGTGGGAAGGAGATGTTAGATTGTTCGATCCATCCGAATACAAAGGACGAGTGGATTGCATTCATGCAGGATTCCCTTGCCAAGATATTAGCCAAGCCGGTAGTCAAAGAGGCGTTGGTGAAGATACAAGGTCGGGACTTTACAGACAGGTCTTACGGATTGCAGACGAGGTACAGCCTAGATACTTGTTCTTGGAAAATGTCTCAGCAATCGTTAGTGGAGACAACGGAAATATGCTCAGAACAGTCGTTGGAGATCTTGCCAACAGAGGCTACGATTGTGTCTGGCGTTGTATATCCGCTTCCGCAATTGGTGCTAATCACATCAGAGGCAGATGGTGGTTACTTGCATACCCCAACTGCAACAGCGAATCAGATGAGTCCATCAATGGTGAGAAGGTCAGGATGGTGGCCGACTCCAAATGCGAGCGACAATCGGGATCGAGGCAATATGGACACGCCAGCAGTGCAGAGAAGAATACAAAAGGGAAAGCAGATCAGCCTATCAATGCGAGCTGGTGGAAAGCTGAACCCTGTGTGGGTAGAGTGGCTCATGGGGTGGCCTCTGCACCACACAGACTTAAAGCGTTAGGTAACGGACAAGTACCTTTACAGTGTGCAACAGCATTCAAAATACTATGGGAAGAACATAATGCAATTAAGACCGCATCAAGAAAAGGCGGTTCAGATGTTAAGGGAATCACTAGCTAGAGGTAACAAAAGACCTCTACTAGCCGCACCTTGCTCATTCGGCAAGACAATCACAGCCGCTTACATTCTGAATGAAGCCTACAAGAAAGGCAGACGAGGCATTTTCATCTGTGATCGAGTGAAGCTAGTACAGCAGACACTTGAGTCATTTACAGACCATCAGATGCCATTCGGAGTCATGCAAGGATCACATGAACTGAATGATCCACGCGCACCAATTCAGATCGCAAGTGTCCAGACGCTCGCTAGACGCAAGTACACGAACTTTGATATTGCCATCGTAGATGAGTGTCATACACACTATGAGACAGTTACTAAGTTGATGCAGGAGCTAGATAACAATGTCTGGATCGGATTATCAGCCACACCTTATTCAAGAGGTCTCGGAGTACACTATGACGATCTCATTCTTCCGATCACTCCACGCGAACTTCTGGACAAGGGATACCTATGCCCAATCCACTATTACGGTGGTAAACGTCCTGACTTATCTAATGTTGGACGAAGAAGAATTAGAACTGGAGGATCAGATTACGATCCAGATTCACTAGGCAAGGTCTACGAGGATGACAAGACGCTTGTAGGCGACATCATCTACAACTGGATGCAGCATGGCGAGAATAGCCAGACAATCGCATTCAGCCCATCGATCAAGCATTCCAAGTACCTGGTTGAGAAGTTCAATCTCGCAGGGATTCCTGCTGTCCACATTGACGGTTATATGGACGATGAAGAACGCCAGATCATCTATGAGGCGCACGACAGAGGCGAATACAAAATTCTCAGTTGTTCACGCTTGTTGAATACGGGTTATGACGCACCATCTGTTAGATGTTTGATTGACTGTTACCCAACCAGTTCGCTTATAAGCTACGTTCAACGCGCAGGACGGGTAATGCGATTGCATGAAAGCAAAGAATACGCAATCTATCTGGATCATGCGGGTAATGCACAGCGTCATGGATTCGCAGAAGATATTATCCCTGACTTGCTCGATGACGGATCGCACAGGTTCAACGAGCGCAACCAGATCAAGAAGGAGAAGAAAGAACCTAAGATCAAGGAGTGTCCACAATGCACACGCCAGTTTGTCGGCATCAAGTGTGAGTGTGGTTACGAGATACCCATGCAGGAACGCATTAAGACTGACGATCAAATACTTAAAAAATTGGACAATAATCTTTATTCGCCTGAGCGAAAAGCAGAGTGGTTGGGTGAGTTATACTTGTATGCACACCAGAAAGGTAAATCTGAAGGTTGGGCTAACCATAAGTTCAAAGCCAAATTTGGCGAGTGGCCTAATCAGACGAAACCAGTGTTGGCTCTAGCGGTATCAGAAGATGTCCGTAAATTTATCCAACACCAAAATATCAAATACGCAAAGGGAAAATACAAATATGAGTCTCGAAACTATCTTGGCGAAGCTGTCTAAGGTTCGCAAAACTCAGCGTGGCTATATGGCTTGCTGTCCAGTACATAACGATAAGAACCCATCAATGACGATCACAGAAACAGATGACGGAAAGGTTCTCGCACACTGCTTCTCATGCGGTGCTAGAGGTTCTGACGTTGTGGAGGCGTTAGGTCTGCCGCAAGGCGAACTGTTTTCTGGTGAGTTTACAAGCACTTACGATGCAAAGTTAAAATTACGCAAAACAGAGTTAGAGGACAATATCGTTATCACTTTGTACGAACAAGAGAAGCGTGAAGGCAAGTATCTGACTCATTCTGACTACAAGCGTTATCGATTAGCCAAGGCGCGAGTCGAGC